TCCGTCTTCATGCGCTCGCGAAACTCGTCCTGATTCGCCAGCCACAGATGCCGAGCATGAAGGTCCGCCTCGTTCACCGGCCAATCGGCGTATTGCGCGACTTCATCCGGAGCAAATGCCGTTGCACGCCAGAAGTTTGCAAGGTAGCAATCGAGGTCGTTTACGGTTTCCGTTTGCGGTGGATGCGGTCGCGCCAACAACACAGCGAGCGAGCCAGCGAACGGTTCTACGTAGTTGTCACAGTTTCCGAACGCTTCCCAGACGATGTGCGCAACTCGCGATTTGCCGCCGAACCAGGGAAACGGCGCTTTCAACCCACCATAGCCGCCACGATGCACGCCTTGTTCACCTGAGAGCCGGGGTATCTGTCGCGCAACACCTGTACCGGCATCGCCCAAATGCGGTATCTTTCGCGTCATGCCGAGCGCCATCCGTAGTTGTCCCGTGCCGTATGGTCCCGGCATAGACCGCCGGTCTCCCGCAGATTCCGGTTGCCCTCTTCCCACTCCTTTGTTACGTTTCGCCCGTCCACCATCACAGGCTCACCGCGGCGTAGTTTGCCGAGCCACCAGTTGCACTGCGCTGTCACGCGCTCCAGCATGAAGCGGTGGTAGGACATGCCGCGTGCCTCGGGATGCGTTGCGGCTTGCAGTTGGTTAAGTGCCACGTGCGATCTCCCCCGCCATCTCGTTCACCAGTTTCGCCCGTAGCGCTTCCTCGCGCTCTAGCTCCCGCCGTAGTTTCTCTGTCACGCGATCGAGAATCGCGATGGAGCGCAGCCGGCCGGCCTGGGCCTTCACGGTTTCGAGCACGTTCTGAGGCATACAATCCTTTCGCTGGTGCAGTATCCGTCTCCGGAGCGCGGTTCCAGTTCGCTTGAGTTTATTTGCCGGGCACCAGCACCTCAGAGTCTACACCGTATTTGAGAGTTGCGCAAGTCCCTATTGCATTCCTCTGGCAGTCGTGGTAAGGTGGTCTTAGATTCGGTCCGGAACCAAATTTCCTCTGAGGGGCCGCCCGTCGCCGCGAACTTCGGGTAGCCCTCCAGACCTTTCGCGGAGGTCTCTTGACACAACTTGCTCTTTTCCCTGAACTCTGCCGCCCCGAGCTTTGCGCCGGTGCGAAACGCCTACTCGGCATCATCCAATCCTTGCACTCCATCCGCGGCGAGGTTTTCCCGTTTCAGCGGACGCTCGCCCGACGCCTCGGTGTTTGTGTCCGCACCGTCAAGCGGTGGGTCCGCCAACTGGTCGACGCTGGGTTGCTCGCGGTTCACCGTCGCGGCCGCACTAGCGCTCTTTATTCTCTACACTTTGTCCCCTCGAATGTCCCCTCAAAGCCGCCCGCATCTTCTTATACTGAGAGACTACCTCAAAGAATCGTATTCGATACGAACGCGCCTGCGATTAGACGCCTACCGCCGCCCTCAGCACCCACTCCCGCCGGCGAGCGCACCTGGCGCCAGAAGATTTCACACGCGCTGAAGATGGTCGACCGCGAGCAGTGGATTGCTAAGCCGCTCGAAGCCGATCCTGTTGAAAAATGCATCGACGCCAAATTGAGCGGCATGCAAGTCTCTGAAGAATCAGCGTGGTACGCTCTAAAAAAAGCGGTTATGCTGGTCAACGAAGATTCCCACAGGCACCTACGGCCGAAGAGTTGGGGTTGGGTTCTGGGCGTTATCGGGAGGGCCAAATGAAAGAACCGCGGTATCAAGACATCCGTGAAGCCCGCGCTTTTGAGCGCAAATTGAATCCGACCACGTTCAACGGTGGCGATGAACTGCACCCGCCTGCGGTGGGCCGGCCGACGCGACCGACAGAGGCCGACCGCAAGGCGCTCGAAGCAGAGGAGTGGTACCAGGATTGGCTCAAGATCAAAGCGGCGCGATGATCGATCATGCGCGGCATATCGAGTTTCGCCTCCGCGGGTCAGGCCATGGTTCCCACTGGGTGCTGTACTGGTCGTGTTCCTGTGGCGGTCGAAGCCATCACGCGACGCTGGTTGATAGCGAACGGTGGTCTGTGTACCGAGACGCCGTGTCGCACGCTGTGACGCTAATCCGGGCTACCAGACAGTCTTCACCGGGTGAACCACCGGATACGTTGCAACGTGAAACACGCGCTTCACGGTTTTAATCGGGTGTACGAACGGATAGACGGCGCCGCGGATCAAGCCGGCCTCGGCGCCCGCGGATAGCAAAACGAGCAGAACGAGGAGTTTCATGGCTGAATGGTACCACTCGGTGGCACTGGTAGATTGTTCTGGTCTAGCGCCTTTGCGCTCGCCACGGCCGCCGCGGCTGTAGCTGCAGCCCGTGCAACTACCTCTGCCGCTTCTGCTACGGTCTTAGCCGCCGCAGTCGCTTGCGTCTCCCGGCCTTCCTTCAGGCCGCGCTCGTGCGCCAGCTCGCGAACCACAGCCAGCATTCCATCCATGCGACTGTTTACCGTTTTGTGTGTTTCCTGCGACTTCATGAACGCCAACACGCCGGTGGTGATCGAGACAATGAAGGCGCTGACCACTCCAGCCGCGATGGTTATGTCCAACGCCGGCCGCAACTCGGCGAGCAACAGAAGCGCCACGAGGCCGGACATGACCACAATCACAGCCGCCGCCACGTATGGAATAGCACTGGAAGGCGTGCTAGCCAAGGTAACGGAGTCAGGATCGGTGGAAACCTCAGTCGGGGAGGCAGCGCGAAAACGCCACATGCGGCAAGTGTAGCATTACCGAGTAGGGCACTTACAGTGCGGGTGCTCGTGTCTGCATTGGATACACCATTCATCGCAGAGCACGCCGAAGAACGCCGCGCGCTGGTCCGCTGTAAGCTTGCGCATCCAAAGGGCTAAGCGGCTCACGGCCTCGTCGTACTCGCGACCGTGGAACATCGTTCGGATCACGGCGCGAAGATTGTTTTGCTCGTTAACTTGTTGAGTGCGCGCCATCTGTACCCCGTGAAACGTAGCGCCCATGCGAGGCGAGAAAATCATACCGGAAGGTCTCGAACCAAGGCAGCCACTCCCGGCACCGCTTGTGCTCGCACTTCCGCGCGTGGCGCACGCACGCCCAGAGGTTGCCCAAGCTGGGGTCCTCCTGACCGCACGGCATCCGCGTAATCGGCACAGGATCGGCCTTGAAGCTGCCACGCGCCCGGATCGGCTGTTGCCCTACAATTCGTGATTCGTACATCAGGCGCGTCTCCTCAATCCGCTGGCCGCGTACCACTTCAGAAACCCCTCGTAATCGGCAGTGAAGTCCTCACCGGCAATGAGCGTCAAGGCGCCACACTTCCGCTCGCGGATGTGCCACAATTGTTGGTTTGCGCGCGCTTTGCCGCCTGGTCTCTTCAGCTCGATCCACATCACCTGGTCATTGTCCGGATCATCGTAAAACTCCGCACCGATTAAGTCAGGACCTGGAGCAACAGTCCCATCAACGGAAGCATACCGAATACACAGGAGGTCAGGCATACCCGGCTCGCCGAACGTTCGCTTGCGTTCCTCGCTCCAAATCTCCTCGAAGTGGAAGCACCGCCAGCCTTCTACCTTCTCCAGGTAATCCCGCACCTGCTGCTCGAAGTGAGCTTCAGTCAGCTTCGGGCGCTGTTGCTTGCTCCTGTTCAAGTGGTAACGCCTCCTGGCGCGTGTAGCTCACCGTCAACGAGCCCTTGCCTTCGCCGATCGTCAGCAGGTACTGCTCGAGCTTCCGCGCCCCGGCCTTGTCCGTAAAATGTACCTTGAAGCGCAGCTCTGTACGATAACCCTTGCCCTTCTTGCCCTCGAGCTCGAGACGCACGGCTTCAAACTTCGTGACGCGGTTGATCTCCAAGTCGATGCCGTGCTTCTTGAGCGCGCCCTCGGACGGGATCAACTCGCACGACGTCGCGTGTAGGTCTCCTTCGAGGTTGGCGCCGGTGAGCGCTTGCGGGATGTCGTCGGGCCAATCGAGCGCATCAGCAACCTTCTGATTCCAGGAGCTGGCGAATTGCGCTACCCCACCATCGTGGCCGCGCTTAAACGATTCGAGACGAGCGGAAGTCATTGTGATCTTGTCCGGCATGTGGTTTACTATACGCTATGTCGGAGAGTTGCGCAAGTCCCAACAGTACGCCTCCGGATTACGCGCCGGAGGCCCCGCGTTCAACTGAGTTTGGCGTCTATTCTTTCTGCCCTGTAACGTCGGGCTGCCCGTATTTTCGACCCACCTCAGCCAAGGCGAAGGTGAACCGAATCTCGTATTAGTCTGGCGCCCGGTACAGACCCAGGCACAGAGCCAGAGCCGCCGCATGCGCCACACGTGCGAGGCGTCTCAAACATCTCGACATCATCGCCAGTACCCTTGCAAACATTGCACGGGACTTGCTGTTTGAGCACTGCTCCTATAGCACGCTTGTCAATCGACAATTCGGGAGTCGCGCATCCTTCGGCCAGCAGCATGTATTCCTCGTATTGTTCCCACTGCGCCGCCGGCATCGTGACCGTCACCATCTTGTAGCCGTCCGGAACAAGCGATGGGTCGGTGACATCCACGCTTGCTGGTGACTTGCACAGCTTCAGTTGCCCGAGTCGGCCTTTCGCGCGATACAGCACGGTGTTCTGAGTCGCCGCCACGATCGCCGCCGGTTCTACTTTCGCCGCGAGCGCTTCAGCAGCGTCGTGCTTCAGTCGTTCGAACCGTTCTTCGTTCGCATCCGCGAGTTTCGCCAGGCGCTTCGATTCCGCACGCTGATTCTCAAACCGCCCCTTGAACTCGCGGAGCCCGGCCAGCACGCTATCAGCCTGCACCACAGCCTGACGCTTCACGTATTCCGAAATCTGCGCGTCCATCGCCGCTACCGCTGCCGTCTGCTCCGCGCGGCCATCCTCGGTGACATGCACCTCTTCGGCGACGTCTTCGCGCATCTGCAAAAGCTCCGCGAGTTCCTGCTCAAGCCCGTACAGCGTCATGTTCGGACGCTCCGAGAGTGTCAATCCTGGTGCGCTCAAAATGGCACCTCGATTTCCGGCTCTACAGGAGGATCTACAGGGATGAGTGTGGGGATGTATTCCGCCTTTGGTTCGGCGTTAGCACGGTCGGGGATCAGTTCAATTGACGCGCCCGAACTGGTTGACAGCCATTCAATAACCATGTCGGACTCAACGAACGGAACGCCCAGGTCGACGTTTCGCAGCGCAGCATCAAAGATACCCTTCCTGACTTCCTCTGCTGTCAATTCGATTCGTAGTGTGTGTTTCATTTCGCCACCGCAAAGCTGGAATCAGCCTCGTCCTTCTGCCGTTGCGCCGCCTTCTCACGTAGCAGTGGATTGAAAAGTGGCTCCGCTGGTTCCTTCGGTTTCAGGTGCGCTTGCACCTTTGTCATTGCATCGTCGGCAATCTGTGCCGCGCGCTCAGCAGCCTTATCGGGATTCAGGTTCGCGGAGCCGACGAGCGCAGCTTTGAAAAGCTCGTACCACACCTTGTCTTGCTCAGAAGGGAACATCGTCATCTGTGATTCCTCCATCCCAGCTTGGATCTGTTACCGGAGCGCCGTTCCAGGTCTCTGTGGCCTCGGTCTTACGCTCGCACACGCGGATGTAATCGTGCACCGTGAGTTGCGTCATGCCCTTCGGTAGTTTCATGATGCTCGCGATATTGGCGAACACGCCGCCCTCACGTCCTGGGTTGTGCACCACGTTTAGCAGTGCTGGCGCCGCGATGAGGTTCTCCAGGTCGAAGCCGCTCAGTTCCTCAGGTGTGAAGGGCCGCCCGCGCCACGACTCGAGATCCTTCCGCAACGCCGCCTTTTCGTGAAGGCTGAGCGTGTAGCGCTTCTGCACGAGGTACGGCTTGTTATCCGCCATAACTTCCTCGATCTGCCAGACCACGCGAACCTTGTGCTGCTTCTTTGTTTTCCCGCCAAAGGTCACCTCGAGCACGCCGAGATCGACCACGTCACAACACACCGCCGGATGCACACCTGCGGGCGCCGGAATGAAATCACGGTTGCTGCTCGATTCCTTAGCAATGATCGGCACTTTCTGCCTCCTTCGCGCGGGCGATACCGCGCTGATAATCTAACATCCTCTGTTCACGTTCAAACTCAGTAGAAGCTTGCTGCGCGAGGTTCCATGAAAACTGTGCCCACTTCAGCCAAGGCAGGGCTAGAGCATTCTGTCGTGTATCAGCCACGGACTTTTACCTCCTGGGTTTTGCAGATGGCTTCATCGGCCACGCGGTGGATATCGCGCAGCGTTTCGATCGGATCGTAAACCTCCGGATCGTTGCTCTCGACGGCGCTGCGGATGCGACGCAGCACTTCGACCAATTCATCTACGGTCATTTCACTTCACCTCCGGATGCCGCCACAGGCCGGTGTCTTTCGCCCGCGCTACTGCTTCGTTCATCTCCGCAATCGCCCGCTCATCCGTTGAACGGTGATCACCCGGCGCTGCTGGCGGGATGCGCCGCGATGCCGGGTAGTTGTGCTCTGTGTTCATGTCGCTGATGCCTGGGCCAGGGTTGTGTACGTATGCCATTTCTGTTCTCATCTGACACCAGTATAGGACTTGCGCAACTCGCGTGCAAGAGGGAAATCGCCTTAGATTCAAGCGTTACGAAAGTACTACCACCACGCCCATAGAAAGTTGCGCAGCTTTCGCGCCGGGTCTATTTCGCCGCCCCGGCGCTGCTGTCTATCCTGCATTTGCCGTGCGATTCGCTGCAATCGCCGTTTGAACGCCGCCACACCGCGCGCACGACCGAATGGGGACGGCTTGTGAACTGTGCGACTCATACGAGGTTTTCGAGCCAGCGCTCCGAAGCCGCAAGCGTTCGCAGGTACGACGCAGCTTCAAGTGCGCCTTCCGGCGTCAGGTCGTGGATGTCGAGCAGGTGGTCGTCGCCAGCTACCAGGCGAGCAATATAGAGGAGATCGGCCGGCGTTGCGCCGACAGCGCGGGCGAGGGATTGCAGTTCGCTCGTGTCCATGATGGCATCCTGCCGTGATCCGCGATTCTGCAGCCCCGACGCGCTCTCTGATGTATCGGCGCTCGTTCGCGAGCGCGACGTCAATCTCCGCGAGTAATTCGCGCGCCGTATCGTGCGGCACCTCCAGCGTTTCGCCACGCCCCGACGTCTCCACAAACTGGCGTAGCTCTTCTATCCGGCTCATGCCGCGCGGCCCTTTCTCCGCTGCCCTGGTCTCACCCACAGGCGCCTGTTCGTTTCCGGCCGCGCATCAGGCTCTAGCGCTTCTGCAATGTCTGGATCCTTCGCGACCGCGGCCAGCCACACACGCACAGCTTGGGAGACGATGGCCCCAATGGTGGCTCGCGCCTGTTTGGCGACCGCGGCCATTTGTTGATGCACCTCGGGAGCCACCATACCCGAGACTTTGACATGCGACTTTGACGTGCGCTTCATATGTGCTGATTCTACTGCACATCTGAGATTCGCGCAAGTCCTAGCCCAGCAGCCCGACGTGCCTGTAGCCGTTTGCGTGCCCTCTCGCGCTCTCGCAACAGACATCGAGGGCATACCGCTGTCGACTCTGGTGCGCGCGGTTCCCTCCCGCAGATCGTGCAGAGTCCTTTCGCTTGGCGGTCAATGCGCTGCTGGCGGGCTTGCTCGGCGATCATTTCCAGCGCGAATCAGCCAATGTCATGGTGAAATTAGCGCCGCCGCCGCCCCACTGGTGATGACCGTTGAGAAATCGTAGCGTCTTAGTGGCAATGTCGAACGTGTACGATGTTGGGCCCAGGCGCGTACCGCGATCGTAGACGCCGAGCACCTCTACCACCGTAGCGTTTGCAGGAATGCCACAATCGAACAGTACGCCGTCGGGCAGTTTCGTGTTGCCGGCGGATTTGTCGACGCACTCAAATGACCTGACGTAATTCCAACCGTCTCCGCTACCGCCGCCCCCACTACCGGCCGGACCTTGTGGTCCCATCGGGCCTGCTGCACCACTGGGTCCGGGCAGTCCGGCGTCGCCCTTATCGCCCTTCGGACCAGGAGGCCCGATGGGACCTTGCGGCCCTACTGGCCCTTGCGGACCAGGCGGTCCTTGCGTCTCGCCAGTTTGTGGTTGAGGCTGAGGTTGATTGAGTGGTACGCAGATCGAGGCGAAGGGCACGCCGCGCTGGACGCAGAACATTCCGGTGATATTCGGAACCTGAGCTGAAGCCGAAACAATGGCGAGTAGCGCAATTCCGTAACGCATGCTCCAAGTGTACACCCAAATAGTGTAGAATCAGTCCATGCAATTCAAGCGCTTGCTCCTGTTTCTTGCCGCGCTCTGGCTTTCGTGCTTTGCGGCCGTCACTCCTACCAGCATGGCCGACATCTCAGGTGATGGTAACGCTCACGCAATCGCCGCCTCTGGCTTTGCACGCATGATTATCTTCGTGTGCAAATCGACCAACACCAGCGCCGTGCTGATCGGTGATTCAACGATTGCCACAGGCACCGGGCTGCCTTGCGCCCCGGGTGGCTCAGTGACGCTGCCGGCGATGCCTCAAGGCGCTGCAGTACAGGATACGGGGTATCAGCTTAGCACTTGGTTTTACCTGATTCAGTCGGGTGACAAGTTGAGCATCTTGAGGTTCAACCAGCAATGAAACGCGCACTGTTGTTGTTGCTGATGCCGCTCTGCTGGGCGCAGTACTCGCCGCCCTTGGCCACGCTGCCGCTCTCGATCGCGAATGGTGGCACAGGTTCAGCAACCGGCCACGCCGCGGACGCCCCTTGGCTCTGTGCTCCTACGAGTGCGTCGGGTACCACGTACACATGTACCCCGACTACGCTAAGCGGTGCAGCTATTCCGTTGTCATTGCGACAAGCACCCGTCAACGGGCAACAGATGATTTTCGTTCCAGATGTCAACTCAACCGGAAATGTCACTATACAAATCGACGGAGTGAACAACCGGAGCTTGTGCAAGCAATATGGAAATTGTGCCGCCGCTGGGTTCGGAGCCGGGAGGATCGGGAATGGGGACATATCTGGCGGTGGCTCGTATCCACTATTTTTTTATTCCACGACCAATCGATGGATCGTAGTGACCACAGTTGTTGCTGCCGGGTCCGGTATCGCGTTTGGGGGAACGTTCTTCAGCCCAAGCATAGGTTTAGACTCAACCCAGTTAGGAACGCTCGCGGGCTTTCAGTCAGGTGGCACAAAGTTCACGACTTCGGGAGCGGGCTGCACTGTCACTGGCACCGCGGGCGGTGCGACGGCGGGCAGTTTCACAACGTCCACAACAGGCACCTGCACCACAACGATCACCATGAACGGAGCCACCGGCCTTGCTGCAAATACCGGCTGGGTGTGTTCGGGTGGCGATATCACCTCGGGCCATCTGGCGAACCTCCTCAACGCATCCGGAGGCAGCACGACAACCGCAGTGCTTCAGGTGGCAACAACGTCGGGCGATACAGTCGCTTTTTCCTGCGGAGCATATTGACATGATTCCCATTCTCGACTTATCCGGTCTCACTGCAAACGTGATTACAGCGGTCACTGCCTCAGGCATTGCTCCGGAGCTCGCGAGCTTTGTTGTCACTCGCCTCAACGTACTCCCGAGCGGTAGCTATGCTCGCATCAAAGTATTCGATGAAACAGAGGATTATAGCAGCGAAGAATCCTGCCCTGTGGTCGCCACGAATATCAGTAGCCGTCAGACCAGGATTGAAGTAACCCAAATCCCACAGCCGCTCTAAACCGCTCGTCGCAACGCCACAACACCTAGAGCGCTCAAGCCACCGAACATCAGAAGCGAGAACGTAAACCCTTTTGTACTGCCGCCGCCCGCTGGGTCCTGATGCCGCAATGCGTTCACATCGTCATACGTGTTCGCTGCGAGTCCAGCCGGTGTGAGTGGATACGCCGCGTTCTTCAGCGACGCACCACCACCCGCTGTCGAGTTGAGCGAGAAGTCACCTGTCGATCCGCTGGTGAACGGGTCAGCGCTCAGCGTGATCTCACCCGGCCCCGCTGGGATGTTGGTGTGATCGTGCTGGTTATTCCCAAAGGCGCAGTTTCGCATGTAGGTCTGACTGCTCGCCGCGTTGATTGCTACAGCAGTGCCCGCCGAGATTCCGTAGAACACGCAGTTGACGAGAGACAGGTACCCGTTGGCGTTTAAGTTGACCGCTGAGCTTGCGCTGGAGGTATACCACACCGAGTGCTGAGCCACAAAGGACAAATTGCCGTTTGCGGTGTAAAAGACACTCTGATGCGTGTAACCCTTAAAAATCGAGCGATCAACCGCAATCGTGGTCCCGGCAGAGATGTTCGGGCATGCGATGTCTGTATAATTCGCGTGGAAATACCCACGGTCCACAACGATAGGCCCGGTATTTGTGATCGCAGCACGGCCGTGATTAATGCCATTATTTGTAAACTCGGAGTTCCACGCGGTCACCGTTCGAAACGCTGTGCTCACATCAGAGCCGCCCTCGATGCACGAGTATCCCCAGCCTGCGCAATAGAAGTTGGCAACGTAGATGTTCGCCGCGGCCGACGTCGAGATGCCCGAGTGATCGGAAGAGACCGTGATAGTGAACCCGATGTTGTCCAGGAACGCCACCGTGCTTGAGCCGCCGGTGTGCATCCCGTCTATGTTGCTCGCGGTGGTGATGAGCGGCTGCGCGCCGTAATCGTTATGAGCTGTCTGGTAGCCGCGCAGAGTGAACTGCACGTTCGGCATTACGAGCGTACTCGTGAATGTGTACGTGGCGCTCTTGAGGTGGGCGATGTTCTGATTGACCATCAACGTGAAAACCTTCGCCGGTGTTGCGAGACCGCCGCCCAGGTTGCCCGTGCAGGTGCTGGCGCCCGTCCCTACGCTACGGTCCATCGTTGCCGTGACGCCCGCCACAGAGAGCACCTCGTACCACCCGAGCGTGCAGCCTGCACCGCCCGTGATGTTGATTACGTTGCCCGGGTGTGTCGCTCCAAAAGCGTGCGCGGCGCTCGTGAGCTGCGTAGTCGTTCCACCGATCACCAGGTCTGTGTAGGCTTGCTGCGCAGCGTCCTGCGTCGAGAAGTCTGTACCAGGCGCGGAGACGGTGTTGTCGAATCCGCCGCCCGAAGTATCGCTTCCGGTTGAGCGAACATCCCACTGCATGCCGGCTTGAATCGCGGCGAAGCACGGCACGCACAGAGCGGCCGCGACAATGAACTTAATCATGGCTTGCATAACACTCTCTTTCTATGTCTGGGCCTCGCCTCGCGTTCGGCCATTGCTTCCGCGACCGTGTAAATAAGATGCTCCATTAATCTACGACAGCGATCGTCAAAGTCTGAGAACTCTTCCTCTATCGGGCAATGAGCCCGAATCTTCTTAAACTCTGTTGCGGTAGCAGCAAGCAACGCCGAAAATATAACGAGTGGCTTGTCTTTCCCGATAGCGTCACAGATGCGGCGCAACACAACAGTAGACTGTTGGGCTAATTCCCTGCGGTATTTGTAGGTGTTGTCTACATACTCCATCACTTCACCTCCAACTTGACTGACAACCAAGTGAATGTAGCAGGCGAGCTCAGCGCAAAGCATATCACCGTATCGGCCGACAGCGCCGTTGTCCAGCCGGTCAACGTGGTGTCCTTCAGTTTTGTGACGCCCGTCGCCACTTCGCCGCCGCCTGTGATGTCGGACGACGAACCCGGCCCGGTATACGACGTGTACGAGACGGTCTGCACTTTGATCGTGGCGTTTCCGGAGACGTCGCCGACCAGCGAGAATTGCTTGATGGTTCCTGAGTACGTGATGGGCGCTGCGCATCGCGTGATAGCTGTGAGTGCGGAGCCGCCGCCGTCGAAGAACACGCCGGGTTCATGGATGGTTGGCGCGGAGCCGCCGTCGATGATATTGCCCTTGGCGTCAAAGGTGGCGATGTCTCCGGGTGTGCTGGATCCAGTGAACATCTGGAACTGTCGGCCGTCTCCATTTCGATCAGCCGCGCGGATCATGTCGTAGGTTATATTGCCGCGTGCAGCGAACAAGAGAAGTGTTGACCAAATTAGAAAGCTCATGGTGTAGTTGCCTGTGTGATCTGAACAAGTATTCCGGCCCCGCCGGCGCCGTCCTCTGTCCAGTCCATTTCGAGTGTGTTGGTGCCCTGCAAGAATCCCGTCGTTATCGAGAAAGCGTGCAGCGCCAAGTATGCCGGGTCGCTGATCGCAATCACCGTCGCTCCGTTAAACTTCAGGGTGAACGAATTGTCAGCCGCCGCGAAGCCTGTGATGGTTCCGGTGAGCGTCGGCCAGTTGAAGTTGAGCACCGTCTTGTAGGAGCCGGCCGCCGCTGTACCGCCGCCGCGCACGCCGATCCATCGCGTGTTGACGGGCGCCGTAACCCAGGTCGGGTTAGCCGCTATCTCTGCATCAGAGATCACGTACATGAGCCCCGGCGCTGTAGCTCCTGGATCGGCGCTGAGCGTGAGCTGCCAATGCGGGTCGATGTCGCCCTGATGCTGGAAAGGTCCCGTTGAGTAGACGGTAGGCTGCACCACTTGCGGTGCAAGACCGGCGTTGGCAATGAAATAGATGCACTCGAATAAATCGGTTGACCTTGGTGCGACAGTCATGGTGATCGTGTTTCCGCTGAGGGTGTAATCGGGGCTTCCGCCGAGCGCATTCTGATACACACCGTTCAAAAAGAGCCAGACAGCCCACGGTGGCTGCGGTGTGAAGCTGAGCGTGAACACGAGGTTTCCGGACGCCGGCGAGTCGACGCCGTTCTTGGTGCCAGATGGCATCTCGCGGATGACTTGCAAGCCTGGTGAAGCCGCACTACTGACGGATGCCTGCGCTCCCCCGCCGCCTCCGGTTCCAGCTCCGATCGTACGGATTAGCCCTTCGAACCACTTGGTGAACAGGCCGATGTCCTGCTGATTGCTCAGCGTGATGGTGTAGACCATCATCTTGCTGGAGATGGGCCCCTGGGCGGCTAACTCCTCGCGGCCGTCGATCTGCATGACCGTGTACGTCGCGTTGAGGCCGTGGTAGGGAATCACAACCGAGAGCTTCGCGCCCACCACGTAGCCGGTTCGCCAAGTGTCGTACGTGATGATGTCTGGAATGGTGTCAGACCGCGCCAGAAGGCCCGATGCAAGGGCATTTGCAACCGTGGGGTCAGAGATGCCCGGAACGCTGGTCACCTGCTCGTAATTGCCGCTGTCGCCTTCGAAGGCTGATCGAGAGGCGATCTCCCCGGCGTTCGATTGCACTACCCAGTTTTGCGTTGCCACTGCGGTGTTGCTTCCGCCGCCCGACGCCGGCGCTATCGTGCCACCACCTCCTGCGAAAGCTTGATACGTGATGATGATCTTCTTGCCCGCAGCCGGTGCAATTTGTTGACCTTGCTGCATGCCGATCGTGTCTGGGCCCCAATACCAGGCCGCTTGCCCGGCCGGGTCTTTGAAGTATTGTTTGATAGTTTGGGAGACGCCATCGATAGTGAGTGTCGGCGGAACGGGGTTTGTTGGGTCCAGTTGGACGGCTTGCGACGTCAGCACCCAAAAGTCGTAGGCGCTCCCGGTTGTGACGTAGGTGTCGATCAGCGTTGTGTATTGCGATGCCTGGGGGAGCGGACTCGAGCTGCTATTCTGCGGTGGCGGCTGGCCCAGGGCGCTCGACGAGACGTACTGCACGTTGCGATAATCTTTCGTCGTGCGCGTGATCTTCATCGTGCCGTCGTTCCATTCGGTACGCGATGCGTCCGATGGAACAGTGAGCGACCAGCCCAACGTGGCGCCAGATCCTACAGCAATAAAATGCAGGTCCTTATTTTCGTCCACCCACCACTGCGCGTTCACCATGTCGCGGATGGTGTCGAACGCTTGCGAGACGAGAATGGGCTCAAGCGCAATCGGCGCCGTGAGCGCACCTGACACCACCACGTTGTTTGTCGTGATGCCTTCGCCCGCGAGCGCGGTTGCGACGATATCAGCGATCACCAGTGAGGCGAGCGTGTTTTGCTGGTAGGTTTTCTTTACGACGCGCCGGTCTGTGATGGTGGCCCAGTTGGAGCATGAACAGTGGTAATAGTTGACACGCGTGCTCTCAATCGACATTTCTTCGATCGTGTCGATAAAACCGGAGAACAGCAGCACACCGTCTTCGAGTAGCCGAAACGCCTGGCCGACTGCCGGGCGATTCGCGCCGGTGTAGCCCGTGTCCGGTTCCTTCAACGTAAATCGGCACGTCCAGCGCTGGTTGACGATCTTCGAGAACGTTACGGGCTGGCCGTGGCCCACCGGCCAGAGCAGCGCTGTGACGTCGGATGTTGTGACGGGCGAGGTGTTGTGGTCGAAGATGAGCTGTAGAATGCCAGTCGCCATTAAAACTTCATCCCAGCCCGCCGCAACTTATCGACGATCGCATTGCCTACGGTGTCTGCGAGCTGTGGCACTCCGACCACTGATCCGCCGATATTGATCGTGATGCCACCCAGATTGCTGCCGTAGACGCTGGCCCCCGATGCGGTTGGATGGGCAAGAATATTTGTACCGGCTTTTGTTGCCGCGTCAATCTGGGCTTGAGTTTGCAATGCGAAACCGCTTGGCCGCGTCGTCGCCTGTGCGCCAGGCAAGTTTCCGAGAGCCTCAGCGGTGCGGTATAAGATATCGGACTGCACGGTGCTAAATTGCGACACGGCATTTGTGAGGCTGGTGAATTGGTTGGTGGAACCATAGACCTGGCTCGCGAAATCGCGCAAGTTGAACATGAGGTTGCCGACTTGCACGTTCATTGTCGCAAAGCCCTGGCCGGCCTTGTCGAGTTGCTGTTGCTGGTTGAACGCTGATTGGCTCGCAGCATCGAGAGCTGTAGCGGCCTTTAGCGCCGCGTCTGCGCTGGCTTGTTGCGCTGCCTTTGCGGCATCGACTGTCTGCTTAAATTCAGCAGTCGAGATGGTTGTACCCTGGAATTGCTGAGAGAGAGTCCCGATGTCGGTCGTCATCTTGAGCATGGCTTGCAACAACGCGAGCTGGTTCGTGTGTGTCAAAGCCATGTCTACCGGCGCTTCCGGTGTCTGCGGGCCTTCGAGTAATGCGCGAGCGCTCACATTCGCGCTCAGGCCGGCCGCTTGCATAGCGGTTTCAAGGTCCGCAGCCTTGGCGTTGATATCGTTGATGGCTCCAAAGCTTTTGGCTTGGTTGATGAGGCCCTGAATTAGTGGCCCGAGATTAGAGCCACTGGTAGCCGTGAGCGGAATCGTGCCAGAGACCAATGATGCACCTGGGCCACCAGCGCCTGCCGAGTTGATGATTGTGGAGTATCCGCCGCTTACGGTTCCGGCGCTTCCAGCCGTGACGATTTCGCTCATGAGCTGGCCCATCATCCCGGCCGTCTTCGCCGCCGCCGCGTTGATCGCAGCGATGATGGCGTCGTTGTTCGCACCGCTTCCTCCCTGACCACCACCACCGCCGTTCGCCGCTATGATCTCCAAAATTTGCAACATCGCCGCGGCAGTGGCGCTGATATCGCCGAGGAGCGACGTGAAATTCACGTCCATCGATTCGAGATGATAGAGGAGCTGAAGCAGAGGCAGTTGCTCAATGGTCACCTGGGCCGCTTGCGCCATGATGCCTTCCATGGTGATGTCCATGCGCCGGGTGGATTCTTCGATGCGCGTGAGTAGCGTATTGGTGTGCATCAACTCGATCGCGCTGAAGATGGAAGCGATGGCAGCTACAACAGTGGCGATGAGGTTAAAGTCAGCGACCATGGAAGCCGCTGAAGCGTGGATGCTCGCCGCGGCCTGCTGCGTAGCATCCGAGCTGGTTTTAGAAAAGTTGTTGATGGAATCGCCGAGGCTCTGAAACTCTCCCTTGAGTAAGTCGCCGTCACGAGTTACCGCGCTCGACACGTCGCTCATATCTGTGCTGATGTTCGTCGCGCTGTTGCCGATTGACGTTGCCATGTCGGACGCTGCACTAGCTGCTTGCTCGAAACCCTTTTCGACGGTGCCGCCGGCGCCGAATACAAAGTTGAACGCTTTATTGAAGTCTGAGAGGAGATTGGTGTTTTGCAGCAGAGCGTCTTTGAGCTCGCCCATCAGGTACTTGACAACTAACTCGGCAATGCTCTTCTTGAGCGAGTCAAGCACGTTGGTCATCACTTGGCCAAAGTTTTGCCCGCTCACAATGGCATCGCCTATGCCTTTCGCCAGGCTATCCCACGAGGCACTGATTGCCTTCACCGTCCCGAGGTAGGTCTCCGCGAGTTGCGTATCCGCGCCCTGCTGAACGCCGATCGCGACCATTTGCTCTCTGATCTTGAGGAGCACCGAGGCGTCCTGGTCATGCAAGGCCGCGTTCTTATACTGGGCTGCGAGCATGTTGAGCTGAGCTTGGTAGATTAGTTCAGTCGCCGCGCCCTCCGCCTGCATTTTGTCGATTATTTGCTGCTGTGCGTCAGCGCTATCCTTGAACTTACTGAGCAGGTGCGCCCAGTCTAAATCGAGTTGTTCGGTTGAAATTCTCCCCGAGTCGATAGCGCGAGCCATCGCTCCTAAGCTGGCATCCAAACCTTTTTTTAGCTCGTCTGTACGATCGCCGAGCAGCTTCATATCGGCTTCCCACTGTTTTGTGGGAGCCTCGGCGTCCTTGATTCCCTGAGTGATGGACGCCATTCCATTCTTCACAAAGTCAAATGGGAAGGCAGACATCGTACTCTTGATATCAACGAGGTATCCATGGGCCTTATCCAATTGCGCGGAGAGGTCCATCTGCTTGGTGATCTCGTCCCACTTGGCATACTGCGCTACAACCGCTTCGAGGTCTGTTACGTGCCGCTGCCCGGCCGCGTCCAAGACTTCCCAGTGAGAGCGCGCAGCGTCGATGTCCTTCTGCATCGCCGCCATGAGTTGTTCGATTGGCGTGAGCTTTTGAGACGAAAGGAGTATCTGGTCGTTCAGTCCCTGGTAGCTGACAGCGGAATCGGTGATGTCGCGCTTGATGTTGCTGAGCGCTTGGTCTGCTAGGGTCTGAGCTTTAAGGTAATCGTTTTGCTCATCTACCCAGCGCTTCTGTGCTTCAGCCTCTGCGTCGGCCGCGGCCTTTTCGGCTGCTGCTCGATCCTGCGCGGCTTTGATCTGGGCTTGGGCGTGAGACCTAGCGGCAGCTTCTGCTTTCGCTGACGCCTGCGCTTCGCGGTCCAAGTCATCCGCGAGTTTGCCAGTATACTGAGATGCCGCGGCCGCTGCTGGCGGAATCACTCCAAGCGCGCGCCCTAATGCTTCTAGTCCAGTGATAGCCGGACCGGCCCCCCCGAATAACAGCATAGAGCTGGACATTTTGGATAGAAAGCCAGCAACGGTTTCCAACGCCGAACCAAGGGGACCCAAGCGCGGAATGAAACTCTCCACCCATGCAGCGAATTGTTTGCCGTACTCGATGAGCGTGTTTAACGCTTGCGAAACCTGCCCAACGAGACGTACAAAGTCAGTGAGGTTGTCGGCAAGGTTGCGGGCCGCCACCTGCACCAAAGGGAGCGCCATGGTACCCACTTCTTTGAGGCTCTCTAAAAGACGCGAAAACTGATCCGCTACAGCGCTTACGGCTGCGCGAAACTCAGGAGATGTCTGCTCCAAAGCGACAAAGGCCGCCCCGAGTACAACAGCAGCAGCGCCGACAGCAATCAGTACGGGGGACACTGGCGCAAGAGTGATAGCGATAACGCCAATCGCCGCCGCGGCGAGTCCGGCAACTACAGTCAACGAGGTGAGAGCGATTGTAAAATCCTGGATCGATGCAGGCAACTGGCCGAACCACTCGGCAAGCTTTTCAATCGCTGGAATAACGTCACTCGTGATGAACTGCGTGAATGGAATGAAGGCCCCTGCTAGGGATTTGCCAACATCCTCCATCATGAAGTCCCAAGCATTCGCCATCTTCTGAATTTGCCCACTCAGAAGCCCCGCTTCTCGTTCAGCAATACCACGCGTCTTGATGAGTGCCGCCTGCAAAACCTCTCCGCGGGTGGGATCATCGAGAAGCTTAAACGCCTTGGTGACTTCCGAAGCTGCAACGCCCATAATGTCGCCCAGTGCTTGGGCGGATGTGCCAATGCCAGCCAACGTGCGCGGCATCACAGCGCCTGAGGAAATCATGCGGTCCATCTGATCCACAACGGTGAGAAAATCCTTGCCCATCGTTTTGGCAGAATCGGCCGCCAGCTGCATCATCATCGAGGATTGCTGAGAGGAAAAACCCAGCGCATCCATGCGCGTCTGAGCGGTCAGAAGTGCAGGGAATGATAGAGCGTCTGTCTGCGCCAAGACTTTTAAACGCTCGATCTGGTCATCAGCTTCTTTAGCGCTGCCGGTCAGTGCTGTAATTGCGATAGTTGCTTTCTGAACGTTGTCGAAGGCATGCAGCGCTTCGGTGGCCAGCTCGCGGAGCCCTTCGGCAATGAGCAGAGCTTCGCCGAGATGTTTGAGCGCTTCGCCCATGTCGCGCAGACTGCCCTCTGCTTCTTTCGCTGCATCGCTTGCGTGATGCGTGGAGGCTCCGAGGTCTTCGATATGAGGAGCTGCTTCGCCGGCGGAGTCTCCAGCGCTCTTTACAGCCGCGTCCAGTTCGGCGAGGCCACCGCCAGCCCCGGCACCTACATCCGAAAGCGCAGTGTTGAGACTGTTGAGAGATGCAGTAGCACCGTCCAGCGCATTGCCGAGCGCCGAATCGATCGCTGCTCCAGCCGTCTGAGCGACCGCCGGGATTGATTGCAGCGTGTCTTCGAGAGGCGACAGGTCCGCACCAACTTGTAAGACCAGATCGCCCAAAGCGTCAAGCGGCATCGCGCCTCTTTCGTACCACTACTCCAGACATCGGACTATGCGCCCAGGCGCGCAGTTTCGCAATCTGCCGCTCTGCCGCGGGCGGTTGCGGAGCCTGCATCTGCTGCACCTCGGGAAACGGCATGAACTGCTCAAGGTGAAACGGCTGTGGCATCTGGTTCGTGTCCCGATGCGAGTTGAGATACGAGCACGCCATAATCGCCATGTTCTGAGCGCGGCCACGTTCCCGCGCCTGGTACCGCTTCCACAACCGACTAATCTGATAGGGAGTAAGACTCCAAAGCTCGGCAACGGTCAGGCCCAGGTCTATCACTCCCGCGTCGAAGATTTGGAGCCAGGACTCCTCGAAGCTTACTGCACGGCGGGCGCCGGCGTCGGAGTATTCATTGCCGCCAGCTCTTCCGCCTGCGCTTTCATTCCGTCGATGCGCGGCTTGAGAGCGATCATCTGGGCCATAACTTTTGATATTGCTTCCTGTAGCGCGATGTTGAGCTCGGGCATCTGGTGCCAATCGACTTTGGACTTGAGGTATTCCAGGGTGAGCGTCTCCTTGTGCGCCACAGCCGCCTGTAGCATCAGGAGCAGCCGCTCGACGGCTTCCGCGCCGATGAACGTTCGGACTTCCTGGAGCTCGATGTTGTGGTTTTTCTTCAGGTCGATGACGTCGCCTGAGCGGAATTTTAACTCGTATTTCTTGCCATCGATCTCGAAGACCGGATGGCTCTGGGGGTCATGTTGCATGCGCTAAGCGTATCACGTCTAAGGTAAGTTTGTGAAAACCTTAGTACCGATGGGTGATTGCACGGGTTGCGCAAGTCCTATAAGCTACAAGCATGGAAAACACAAACACGAATCTCCATGACATCCAGTCCAAAGCCGATGCCTATCGCGCTATTAGGGCCTACGAAGCAGACCCGTCGGGAGTCGATACTTGTGATCTGCTCTGTGATGTGGCTGAATGGCTGGACCTGCCAAACGGCGAGTACCAGACCGACGAATTGCGCGACATGATCGCTGAAGTGGAGGAGTAAATGTCGCGCTCCACGCTCTACGCCATCCTGTGCGGCCGAATTGACCTGCCGGGCTACGAGGGCATCATTCGCACACTGAAAGGCGCTGGACTTGTGGCCGAACGCGCGCACATGCTGACTTGGATCGGCCCGGTGCTCTGCACCCCCGGCACCGAGTTCATCGTGACCGCCGACCGCTCCTTGGAGGTGAAGTGATGGAATACGCGACCAGAACAGAAGTCGACCGCCAATGCCGAGAGTTGACACACCAAGTTAAGGATACCTTGGTGGTGCGATCCACCAATCTGTATTACGTCCGTCTTAATAGGACAGTGGGCTCACCAGAGACGCTAATGGAATGGCGGAAGTTGACGCGCAAGCGCGCTACTGAATGCGGCATGGATAGCCGGTTATTCGAGAGGACGATATGAGCCGCAATCTAGGCCCCGACACAAGCACGGAGTTCGAGTTGGGCGAAATGGTTTCTTTCGATTACGAAGGCGAACGCCTCACCGGACGAATCGTTCGCGTTTACAGTACGCGGCTCGATTACCACGTCGAAGTTGACGGCAACCGCTATGAGGTGTCGGTGCCAGACGACAATCCACGACGAGAGGCGAAGTAATGCCACGCTACGAAGTACGCTTCTGGGTGAACGCGGAATCGCGTCACGAGATCCACGACATGCTCGAAGCCGCGTTCGCCGACCGCGACCTGAGCATCCGAGACATCACCAACATCCAGCCGGAAGAGGAGGAACAAGAGAATGAAGACCGCGACAACTGACATTGAAGTTTTGACGGGCATGTACATGGACATACTGGCGATCAACCGGGCAACCGGGAACGTCGCAGCGCTGACGCTGTGCGACCTGCAAGCGGACTTGTGTCGCATCGCAGACGGTTTGGTCTGGGGAGGTTGAAATGATTTGGGTGCTGCTGTTTATCGCGGCTTTTGCGCTTGCGTTTTACGTCGGGCGTTTGTACTTCCCATCGTAGCCCGCGTCTTCCGCCGTCTCGATCGCTCCACGCTGTCATAGCACAGCACTTCACGTTCAAACGTGCCGCGCTTCTTGGCGTCGATGATGGCCTGAGCGATACAGCCGATCTTTACTGTGTTTTCCGCCATGCTGGTTTCCAGCCCATCGGAGTCATGTTGACGAGGTGGAAATGCCCCGTCACGGTCGTGACCGACTTCCCGAACTCAGATGGGTCGTACGGGCCGCCGAGCGCAAGATACAGGTCCTCGGTGCCAGGGATGAGCCCTCCAACCGATTCCGCGGTCTTCTCGGGAGGTGGCGTCACAAGAGGCTGAAACACGGTTCCGGGCGGTGCGCTCGGATCGAACTGGGTGAAGAAAGAAAAAATCTTATTGAACCCCACGCCCGTCACTTCGTATTGTGCCGCCGCGATTGGATCGACCATTGCCAGCGTCACAGGCCCGGGAGCCGGCCGGTACACACCCGCTGCGTTGTCTGACTTCCAGTGCGTCACGAGGCCGTTGTAGTCAGCGAGCGCGAAGTCGTTCAGCTTCTGCACTTCCATCTCAAGCACGTTGACAAACGCTTGCACGATGGCATCGGCGCTAATAAGACCTGGAATGCCTTGCGGTGGTAGAGGATGCGGGTTATCCTCCACCTGCGGAATCATCGTGGAGACGTCGAGCGGGTTGTTTGTCATTTCTTGGGATCCTTCGCAGGTGGCACCGCAGCGCCGGTCTCAATGTCGTAGTGCTCGATCTTGTGCAGCAGTTCTTTGAGCCGGTCAATGAGACTGTGCGCTTCTTTGATGTGTTCCGCTTTGGTTGGTTCAGGCATTTACGCCCCCTTTGTAAATACGCCGGTTTTGTTCAGCGAGCCGACAACGGTATCAACGAGTTTCCCGACGAGATCGACATGCTCGGCCGCGATCGGCTGCGGGCCAGCGGTCAACAGGTCCAGCGCAATTGTCTTCTTGGCAGGTCCTGAAACCGGGACGGCGGCCCCTTTGAATGCTGTCTCGATCGCCATCACGATTTGAAAGATGGCCGGGAGAAACTGCAGAATCAACTGAGCGTACACGAGGAAGTTCATGGCTCAACTCTATCACTGTGCGGGGAGTTGCGCAATCCTTTTCCGCCGCTCCGCCAATGCTGCGTCCGCCATCTGGCAAGAAGCGTCGATCATCCAGGCTGGATTCATTTGCTGCGGACTTCGGAGCGCCGATTCAAACGCTTTGAGAAACACGGTATCCCAAAAGGCTTGCTCTTCGAGGTTCATGTTAGGTATTGTCGCTGAAGAAAATCTGTATGTCCAGGATGGCGCGAAACATCGGCGGTTGCGTTTGTGGCTCCACGCGAAGCTGCTGGTTCATCACAAAGTTCGAGCCGCCCTGCGGGTAGACGCTGTACGCGTTGAACTTTTGCAGGAAGTTGATGAGCGCCTGCGCCAGTCCCGACACGTCGTTTCCACCTGTGGCTGTATTGCTCCAGATGTCCACCTGAAAGCGTGTGAACCCGGCGCTCGATTCCTTCCCAACGCCAGACTGCGCGTGTACCCAGATGCGCTGCGTGGAGATGCGCTGAAAGGTCATCGCCGGATACGCCGGCACGAGTTGAGGCATCTGGACGAGGTAGATACGGCCTCCGAACGCCGGCCCGAGCACGGAATCCGCGGCGATCGCTTGGTGAAAGATTTCCTCGACGGTTTTCAGTGCCATTTATCCCTTGCTCCACTTGCGTAAGTGGCGTAGAATGACTGCATGCCACGGGGACCAAAACGCCGCCCATTGATTGAACGACTCATGGAAAAGGTACTGCCCGAGCCCAACTCTGGATGCTGGCTCTGGACCGGAGCAATCGACACCAAGGGATATGGACACCTGACCGCCGGCGGACATAGCGGCCCAACTGTCTCGGCACACATTGCCACCTATCAAGAATTTGTGGGCAGCATCCCTGACGGATTGGATCTTGATCACACCTGCCGTGTTCGTTCCTGCGTCAACCCCAAACACTTGGAGCCAGTTACGCGGCGGGAAAACCTCGCCAGAGGAATTGGTCCTATGCCCGGCACTATCGCCGCTAAGGCTAAGCGGGATCTTCATCGTTTGACCATCGCAGCATCCAGTTCCTGGTAAATCCCCTCTTTGATAAGCTGTCGAGCCTCTTCCTGTTTGTTGTCCCACGCGGGCCTCATAAAGGGCTGTGCGGCCTGGTGGTACACGCGCCCCAAGCTATCGCTTCCCATAAATCCAAATTCGATTCTGCGAGCATATGCCGGTTCAAATCCGACTTGCTCAGAACTGTCTTCGTATGCCGGCGAAACCGCAACCACAGTGCGGGTATCAGTGGACTCCACCAGCTCCGCGTGGATCGAATCACGCAGGTGGCCAGTGTCCACCGGAACGAGCGCCTGTGCTTCCTCCACGAATAACTGGGCCGCGTCCGATACCGCAGCCTTGGCGCCATCCCGAGCTGCGTTGATGAGCTTCTGCGTCACGAGCGACAGCGCGTCGACGCCTTTCAACTGGACCATGAGCCTCATACCGGCAACTCCAAATGGTCGCTGATAATGTCGGTCGGTTTCAGCCCGGTCCACTCACAGACGTGCGCAAGATACACATTGGTCTGATTCTCGATGGGAGGCGCGTACTTGTTCAGCGCCGCTTCGACCGTCATGCCGTGGTAAGCGGAAGCCAGAAGCGCCGCCATTGCCTTGTATCCATCTCGCGCTGTAGGGAACTTGGCGAACCGACCGTCTGTGCCGATCGCACCGTGAGCACGCGCGAACTTGCCATATTCAATGTCGCCCGGGTTGTTGTTTTTCTTTGGCCGGGATCCAACAGCGAAGAATCCCTCTTGCCGTGCCATCGCTTCGAGCAGGGTCATACCACAAACGTCCTCAGCGCAAGCCGCGTCAAAATGTGCTGCGAGTCCGATTCAACGGCCATAATCTCGTACACTATCCCGTCAACCGTTGCCAAATCACGTTGCAAAATCTGCGGGAAGTACCCATCAAGCAAACAGTGCCGCTCAGTGAGCGTATCGTAGCGGTCTTCCATGCGGGTCACGGCCGCAAGATCTGGCTTAAGGCGCCACACCCCGAGCTGGCACGCAATGTTGCTCAGCAGAACGGTAGTGTATGCGGCAACAGTCATATCGACCTGCCCGAGCGCATCGGTAACTGGTGGTGACGGGCGCCGGGTGATCGTGCAGAGCGAGATGTCGAGCTGGTCCTGCTCCCAGATGCGCAACGTCTGTTGAAGATCAAACGCTAATCCCTGGTACATCAGTTACCGCCTGTCACACGAATGAGCTGCTTCCACAACCTTTCACGGCCAGTGAATTGGTCATAGAAGAGTTCGGCTATCCCGTACGCCCCGGAGTTGCGCTCCGCGTCTCGCATCGCTTCCGCCGTCTTCCTCAACTCGATGGCCGCCTTGCTCGCGTCGATCTTGATGTCAAGCACCTCGAGCGCCGCCGCGAGCCGTGCCTTATTCGCCGCAAGAGCCTCGAGCAACAGCGCCGCGACAAAGCGATAACTAGGCGTCGGGCCTGCGCTTGCGACGTTCGTTGAGATTTGGGGGAAGTACTGAATCGTGTCGATGTTGTAGGCCATCAGGATTTCTTCATCCTGGAAGATAGGGTGCGTAGAATCGGTATCTGCAATCAACATGCGTGGCGCATCGATCTGCGGATTACCGCCCATGCCGTACGTGAAGCTCATCAGCCCTTCCCTAACCAGTGCTCATACACCGTTGGGCCGATCATGATGAGAAACGCCAGAGCAGCCGAAGCGAGGCCCCAGCACAACAACCGCCAGCGCTCCGGTTCACCAGCCCGGCTCGACATGAAAAAGGCCACAATCGCGAACATCAGCAACAACAACGCTACGAAACCGTACATCACCCACCTATCCTTCCTCGAAAGAAAACCAGATACAGAATCACGCAGAGCAGCACGAGACCTACGCCACCGCCGCCCACATGCGGGCCGCCGTAGTAGAGGCCGCCACCGCCAAGCAGCAACAAAAGAACGATGAAGATTAGAATCAGCCCCATGTTAAAAGCGCCGCGCCCCCTCCCCCGAGTGAACACGGCGCCCTCATGCCAGAACACCACTGCCGGGATGCTGCCGGCCCAGCCTTCCGCAACGAAGATCAGCTCTCGAAGAAGTACACGACGCCGCTAATGCGGATCGTCATGTCTGCCTGAGTCACGCCCGCCACTGGCGACGTGAGGTTGAATTTGTTGAAGAAGCCGGCCGCCTCGATCACGCTCAACAGCGAATCGGGCTCCACGATCTTCCAGTCGAAGAACGTGCGGTTGACGTACAGCGACAAAAGCAGCCTGTCGTTCGCATTGTCCGTCTTGATGAAGAGCTTGAAGCTGATCGTGCCGCCGGAAATTACGGTCGGGATCCAGGTGTCGAACACCGCGCCGCCGCCGGCGGGAACGGTACTGTGTGAGGTCGTGTCGACTTCCTTGATGCTCGAAGTGGGCCCCGTGATGTCGGAGATTCGCGCAACGGTTGAGAACGTCTCGGGAGACAATGCGTTGGCGATTTGCAGGAGTGTACCCGCTGCACTTTGTCCAGAAGGATAAACAGGGAATGCCATAGTGTCTCCTTACGCGTTCGCTCCATTGCTGTAGATCGCCATCAAGGGATCAATCGTAGTACCGCCAAAAACGTGCCTAATCTTGTAATGCACGCTATCGGTGTCGAAGTCGCCCTCCATTGGGTTTTGGTTGGTCGTGCCGGGGATGATGCCCATGCCGGGCCCCATCTGGCCTTCGCCGATTGCAACGCTATTCGGCAGCTTCATGAACAGGTCGGGATTGGTGTGACCGCGGAGCTTGCCAAATTCGAGCGCCGGGCGCCCGCTGTTTGGATCCGAGAAAAGATACCAGCCGGTGCTGCCGTGCGCGGTGTCTACGATCGGCAGGTAGTAATCGACCGCGAGCTTGACGATGTTGCGCGCCCAGTTTGCCACGTTGAGCCGCTGGCCGCTGGTGTTGGTCGCTGTCGCTCCGGAGCCTGCGCCGATGGCGGTTCCGCCCTGGTCATTCGCCCAGAAGTAATCCGCGTTGAGAATGTTCTGCGCGGTCACTTTGAGCGCCGGAGGAACCACGAGCGTCACAGCTTCGATCGTGATCGGCTGCCCATCAGGATCAAGTTGCTGACTCATGATGGTCAGCGCCTGTGCGAGCGCAGTGATATCGAGAGACGGGTTGGTCTTCGAGTAGACGCCACTCGGAACCACAATGTTCAGGTTGGCGGCCGTGAAAAAGCTGGTGTTGTTGGCGAAAAGCTTCGTGACGAAGTACTCTTCCATCCTGCGCATCGCGCGGCCGAAACGCGCCGGCGTGTCCTTGATGGCGTTTAGGTCGTCGTTGATGAACGTCTCCCAGAAGAACGGCATCCGGCGCCCGTACTTCTGCACGCGATAGGTGTACTGCGCATCGGTGAGCTTGTCTTCGGGATAGTCGCCGCCCATCGGGATCGGCGTGAGGTTTCCGGACGCATCGAGCGTACCGATTCCAGTTCCATTGTCAACACGGAACCGGCGCACCTGGCGGAAGTCGTTCACTTCCGAAAGCTTCGCAATCATGTTCCAGATGTACGGAGTCTCGCGATAGTTGGCGAGTACCGCGCGGTCGATCACGTCGCCGAAGAGGTTAGGAAAGTCTGAGATGGAGAGCGCTTCTTGAATGCGCCGGTTGCCCATCATGGCGTCCTTGAACATCAGCCGCGCGTAACCATTGCCGTCGAACGCGGACTTGATGAGATGAGAGGCCGCCATCAGGTTGCGCTCATAGAATCGGCGAACTTGCAGCGGTGTCTGACGCGTTACGTAGCGCGGCCGCCGGAATCCGGCGACGTCGTTGTCGTCGTAAGCGTTGCTGCGGCCTTCCCAGGTGTACGCGCCTGCGTTCGATTCTTTGGCGTTGATCTTGGTCGGGTCGAATAAATCGCCGCGGGCGCTCTGCGCACCCTTGTTGAGGATAATCGGCGGGCCGCCGCCTGAGTCACCGGGAGACCATTGGCGCGACGGAAAGTCGCCCACGTTTTTGAGTACTTCAATAAAATCGATGCTCATAATGGTCTCCTAGTTTTTGAGTAGCACCCTCACGCTGGCGGTGATCGCCGGGCAGCTCTGCGCTACAACCTTGTCGAGCACCCATCCGAGAAACACGCCGCTTCCGTTGGCGTTGATGGCGAAGCCGGTCCAGCAATTTGTGGTGGCGTCGTATGTGGCGCCGGGTCCGAAGATGTCGCAATAGACACGATCGCCGGGGTTCAACTGATGCTGCACCAGCGGACACCCGCCCTCGCCCTCCACGTTCATGAGGAATGCGCCTTCGCGGTCCACACAGATCAGCGCTTTGACGTTGCCGAAGGCGTCGGTGCAATCTTCCGTTGCCACTCCGACGAGAAAATCCTGCACTTCGTCCCCGGCTCCGTATGACGCACCGAACACCAGCACCGCGCCGCTTTTGACGGCGGCCGGCACTTTCATCGGGAGCGCTATGCCGCGCTCCAAGCGTTTTGTGTTCACGCTGCCCTCCCGTTGGTGAAGAGGTTGCGGCGCCGTTCAACCGCCTTGGGATCCGACTCTTCGTTGTGGTCCATGAACTCATCCGCGAGCTCGTGCATGGATTCGGAAAATTGCTTGTCCCACTCCTGCCCCGCTGCTTCGCGAAGCTTCGGGTCGACCGTAGGTGCCGGACCCAGGTTGACGACGCGCCCGGTTTCCTTCGATAGTTGCTCCGCGATCTTGCCGAGCTCTTTCTCAACGAGCGCCTTGAGCCGCGTCTCGTCTGTAACGCCGGCTTCGGTGAGCGGATACTTTGCTTTCACGCGCTCAATGAGCAAGTCACGATACACGCCCGGGAGATTGATCCCTTCGAGCATGCGCTTGATGGTTTTGCCCCGTTTGACCTTCGGCGCTTCATCCGCGGCGATGGCCTCCTTGAGCTTTTTGTTTTCAGCGATCAGCGGTGCCGTCGCCTCCGCGATGAGCCGTTTAACGGTGGCCTCATCCATATCGTTGTCTCCTTGTGTGGATTCGCGGCCACGCGCCGCCTCGAATAACTGCAGAATCTTGCCGCCCGCGCCTGGCGTCGTCACGTAGTCGGCGCTGATGCCGCGGGTGAGTTGCTCGATGATTGGGCCCTTCTTGCCGTCCGCGGCGCCTTCTTTCGCGCGTCCGTTTGCGCGAATGCTCACGCCGATGTGCTTTGAAAGGTCGTCGACAGGCTGTCGGAACTGCTCGAACACTTTGGCCTTGGCGTAGAGCCCAGCGCCAGCCGGCCCGTTATCATCCCAGTGCGCGTCTTCGGTGAGCACACTTGCGAGGTCCCGCAGCGATCCTTCGGGCCTGGCCGACTCTTCGGCTGCGGTTTGATGGTCCCAGAAGTTTTTGGTTCCGGCCGGGAATACCCGCGGCCCGTCCCGCTTCAGAACCTCGCTCGAATAAAATCCGGACGATCCCCAACCCGGAGCTATCAGTTTTAGGTAGGCGGTGCCGTCCTGACCTACAGCCCCTTCCTTGAGCGGGATGATGTCGCCAACGATGTCGACCGCGACCGCTTCCTTCGTGGCGCAACCTGCGCCCAGTGCTACGGTGTGATCGTGAATGGTTTGGAGTAGCGCCGCATCTTTCTTTGAATTGCGCGCGCCGGCTTCTTTGATGAGATCGAACGCGATAACAAGCTCGTCAGCGTTCGCCTCTTGCAAACGAGCTACCCAATTGGCGAGAGGCATGTACGCCTCAGCATTTCACGTGCCGTGGTTATGTACAATCGGTTTAACGGCAAATTTTCTGATGAAGTGTGCGCGATGCAGCAGCGAAGCGAGGGGTAACGGAGACAAGTATTGCCCGGATTGCCGCGCTGCGTATCAACGCAACTGGCGCCCGCTGAAGAAGAAACTAGACGATCAGGCGGCTTTCAATCGCGGCGTGGCCGGTGCGCGCGAAGCTATCGCCGCGGCATTTGAGAACATAGCTGACTTGGAGTTGAACGGCCGGACGGCTGCGGCTATCGCTCGGCAATGTATCGTCACTTAACGTGGATGAACGTTGCCGAAGTACGAGCCCAAAAGCGTGACATCGAATTCGCGCAGCAACCGCAGCAGCGTTCCGTCTTCGTTCCATGTGACCATGACATGAGCGGGCGTCACACCTCCCTCCTGCGTCGTGCCCTGACAACTTGCGTGCGTGCGGATGTCGTGCCAACGGTTGAGATAACGCACCAGCCACGCGATACCGACGTCCACATCGACCCAGACCAAAACCGGCTCAGTGATGTGCATGCGGCTATCGCTCGTCAGTGCGTGGTGTCGTAGCGCTCGTTCAGTTCACGGATGAGGGCATCCCGGTCTATTCCGTGATGCGCCCAGAATCGTTTCCCCAGCTTGTGCGCTGAGTCTGGGCCTTCTCTGTGATGCTCGAAGCCACAGAGCGGTATGCAGGTGCGATCGGCAGCCCGTCGCGCATAGGGATGATCGCCGGCATGGTGCGCTTCCGACATGATGATGCCCGGCTCGGCCATGCTCAACAATTGCTCCCAGCCCCAGAGCTTTAGAAAGCACGCCACACACGGCAGCGTTTTGATCCACTCCACGTATTCCCGATCTACGTCACCCGGTTTGCGGCGTGGTGCCCGGCGCTTCAGATTGGAGCGCTTCAGTATTGTGAATTGCATCTAGCGCCAGTTCCCTTTGCCGATGTAGATAGAGCCACTCGTTTGTTTCTTCATCAATCGCCGAAACTTCTTTGCGGCGAAGCAATAGCGCCTCATGGCGATAGACGAACGCCGCGTCACTGACATGATTTCAACTGACACAACTCTCACCGTCTGGCCTCCTCGCTCTGCCGCTCAATATCCTGCATCGCGTAGTTCCTTTTCAATCTTTTGTTTCAATCCAGATTCCGTTCCGGTGCGATCCTTCATTTCGTCTACACCTTCGCCGGTGCAACCAATGGGACCGATGAGCCGATAACGCCTGCCGTCTTCGTGAATCAGTACCGCGCGCGCATAACCAGAAACGTCAATGAAGACTTGAGCCGTCCCAATCCAGCGATCTTTCTTTCGTGCGCTCATCTCCGTGCCTCCTCGCTCTGCCCCACCGTCCGATAACTCAGCGAACATCTGCAGTTCGGATGGCCTGGCGGTTCCGAATCGCCGCTCTGAAACAGAATGTCCTCTGGGATCCAGCCGTCCTCGATATTCGGCATGCAAATCTCATCACAGGCATCGGGTTCACCGTCCCAAGCTTTCTCTACGAGGTGCCCGCCGCCCTCCTGATTCACGATCCGCGCGACGTCAGCGCCGCCCTGGTGAAACGCCCGCGACACTTCCGCCTCAGCGATCGTCAGCGCGCGACCACCGGCCCATTCGCGGAACTGCTGGCGTATGGCGGTAGCGATAGCTGCTGCTGTCAACCCTTTGGCGACTCCGTCGCTTTCGATTGCAGCGATGCGTTCCTGAGTGGTGGCGTCTATCTCGCTTTCGAGGTCCACCGCAGTGCGTTCGTGGCCTGGCGGTTGCCGCTTCAAATTCAACTTCGCAGCTTCAGTCACGCCTGCATATACCGGAGCGGGGTTCACGCCGAGCGCGCCAGCCACATGCGCTACACCGGCGTCATATGACTTGCTTGAGACGCGACCGAAAGCGGTACGGAAGCGGCTTGCCTCATCGAAAGCTGGCCAAATCCTGCCCGTCGTCGTATAAGCTTCGCCCTGCTTCTTGAAGCGCCTCCCGACCGCCCGCTGTAGCGAAGCAATCAGCGGATCCACAATACGCGCTTTGCTCGCCCGGCCCAAGTGCTCAACCAACTGCGTTGCACTCTCCACCAGATCCGACTCGTACATGTGCTCGACAAGTCCCGGGCGAATGATCCAGTGAAGCGGATGCTTCTCAGGCGGCAATTCGTGCGTATCAATCCGAAGCATCGTGCCGTGGCTGAAGTTGTTCACATCCGGATTGAACCCGAACCACACCGTTCCGGCGATTGCTTGGATGAGCGGATTGTGCGTGCAGATATAGACGCTGGTCTCCGGTGCTTTGTCGGACGCCGCCAGCTCGGGAAACGCTTTGTGCATCGCGATGAACGCTTCCTCGGGTGTGCAGTTCGGCCGCAACTCCTTCATGTCGAAGCGCGGCGCCTTCTTGTTTACCACCACATCAGCGGTCTGTTGGCAGCGCACGAAGTCGCTCACGAACGCTACGTCGAACTTGATGTCCAGGTCCTTGCGAAACTGGCGCATTAGCTTTGCGTCACGCACTCCCTTGCTGGTGAGTTCCAAGGTGGAGTCCATGCGCTCTCCTTCGAAGGAGTGGCAGTGGCGCTGCAAGAATAGCTTCACTCAGCATACCTCTACAAAACGCGGAAGCGAACTGAAAAACTCGTAGCCCTGACGCGTGAGCCTCACAACAATCCATGCCTCGCAAAAGTAGAGATACAGGCTAACAAACTCAAAGTGCCCGGCGAGAATGCCGAGCATAGCAGCCTGCATATCGTGATGCGGGCCGATGCCCCAATACCGCAACTCAGCTCCAATTCCTTTGCCCTCCAGTTGCGGCGAGCCTCCCCGATCTTCCATGAGCGCAGCGAGCGCAGCGCCCCTGTCGGTTATTTCCTTCGTTCTTTCCGTCAGCCACCATTTCATTCCCGCTGGCGTCGCCCGAAACTTGTGATAGTTGAATCGCGGGCGCGGCCCGACGCCTTTTGCCTTTCGCCACTGCTCTTTCGTCCATGCTGGCGAAGTCCCGATTTCCTCAATCGCGCCCATTTCCAGTAGAGGCTTCAGCCAGTCCACGTGACACGAATAACGAAGCTGATGCCAGTCGGCAGAATCCATGAAAAACCCATGGCCCTGCACGATGTCCTCAAACATGGACAGCAAGGGCGCTGGCTTCATCGCTTGCCTTTTGGTCATGGTCTACTTGCCCTTGCGCGGCGTCTCTTCGCTCAGTGCGGCAATCACTTCCTCGAACTCGCTAGCATATGCGTTTCGTTGCGCCATGTCTGCGGTTCGATCGTCCATCAACACGCCGTATGCGTTGCGAACGCAGTCGAGCGCTTCCTGTTTTGTCATGTGCCGATTCTACCGCGTTACGTCGAGTTGCGCAAGTCCCAAGCGTACTATCGGCTCTCTTGCAGCTTGCGGCTCACCTGTAGCAGCCGGTCCACGATGAATTGCAACCTAGCGCTCTCCTTGCCGAAGCTTGGCGTCACCAGATGCGCACCCGGCTGAGGTGGAAGCGCCGGCGCGTCCTCGATCGCATCCGCTTTGCCGTTGTCCGCGTAGTTCTTCGGGTCGTACTTGGTATCCCCTGTCTCTTCAGGCGGATACATTGCGTCGACTACTGCCTTTGGGTCTTCGACGCCAAGCTCCGCCATGAGCAGTTGGGCGGTCGTTCGCATGTCCATCGTCCCGCCAAGCTGGAAGCCGCCCAGCGTGGCTGCTTGAACGATCGCAGACACCATGATTGCGATGTCGTGTTCCAAGACAGCGGGGAACTTCACGTTTACCGTGAGGTCGGACAGGTCACCGTTGAGGTTCGCCTTTTGCCGCGCCTCGCGTAATTTGCCCTTGGGCGCTTTGTTGGATTGCTGAAGTGCGTACGTCACGATCACCTGTAGCACCGCTCTCCAGCGCTCCTGCCGCTCCAGGAACTTCAACTCTGTCGGGCGATCAAGGCTCACCGCCGTCGCCAAGCTGCCCGTCGACGCATCGCCGAAGAACGTTTCCGGCAAGCCGGCTCCCGCGCAGAGCATCAGAAGAACGCGGCGCCCTTGCTCCGGGTTGTTCGTGCTGCCCGCGGTCTTGATTGGTTCCAGCTTATTCCCCGGCCCGGTCACGAATGCGGAGCCTGTTGTCGGTGGCGGATTGCTCTCGATCTGCGTTCCGCCCTGTCCAAGCGTCGTACTGAGCACCTTCTGAAAGTTCTGGATCGCCGCGACGCCGCCCTTGGTTTCGAGGTTCCATGCGAACCTGGCTAGCGCGCGATTGAGGCTCGCCCAGTCTTCGAGGAAGGATTTGTATGCACGCGCCCAGTCGATACCGCAGTACACCTCTGGCAAACCGAACAGCCACTCCTTAAGGCCGCCCACTTTCATGTGGTACACCGGCTGATCACGCAACACTTCGACGCCACCGATGGAATCTACAGCATCTTCATAAGCGAGTGCCGGATAAAACTTTTCCATCATCTCGTTCTGTGTTACGCCGGTTGCTGGATCGGTCACACGCTGCACCCATCGCCGCTGGAAGTATCGCGCTTCACTGGTGTCGTCGGGATTCGTGATGATGTCGGTGATCTCCGTGGCCGGGATCGTCCGAACTTTCAATCCGCCCTTGCCCTTGTCTGCGAAGAACACGAAGAACACCTGTCCATCAGTGTGGAGCGAGTTGTCCTTTTCGATGAGCCCGATCTGCCCGAACTCGCTGACATTTGCCGTGAGGAAATCCTGAATCACTTCATTTGCGTCTTCGTCGTCACAAGAAATCTCGACGCCGCGACCGAACGTGTAGTAGCCGCTGATCAGAACCCAGCGCCGGATGAGCGGATTCTTAATGAACATCAGCCGCGAAATGAGAATGATCTGCTGAAGCCCGTACCGGCTGAACTCCGTTTGCGCAAGCGCGAGTTGTCTCTGCCATCCGCGGTCTTCAAGTGCGAGCTCGAGTTCCCACAAGCGCTCTTTGATCTGCACCGGCACAGCCGCTGGTAGCGATTCTTTCGTTGGGCGGTCCATGCGCGGGCCTGCACCTGCGAGCATCCACGCTTCCACTTCATCGTTCAGATGATTGCGCTCTTCGAGGTCGCGGCGATTGCGCGGGTCGGTGTTCCATGCGAGCTCGTCTCGGTCGTACTTGACTAGTTGGAGGGATTGAACTGCAGCTTCGAGCGCTTCGCGTTGCGCTGTAACCAGTTTTTCAGCAGCCGCTAACTGCTTCGGAGCGTTCCACCAGACGCGAGCGCGGCCGAGAAGCTGCATTTGCGACAATCATAGCACCAATTTCCAAAATTGCCTTCGCGTGAGTCCACCGCTTTTGGACGGAGTGTATGAGCTTGCTGTCCTGATCACGCTTAGCGCGCCTGATGTATTGGGATGCCGCTGCTGGGGAAAATCCAAAGTGTAGGCCGATCTCTCTCTGTGTCATTCCCTGCTCGTACATCACTAACATTTGAAGGCGCCGAAGCCATGCCCTGTTATTGACGCATGCTTGACAAGCTGTTCTGAGGGCAAAAGACGACAGCGGGAAACCGCAACCAACGCACAACATCACGCCACCCCGAACAAATCCAGCCCCGCGAACATTGCCGCGCCGTGCTTCGCCACCAGCCGCTGCACCTCAGCCTCCTGCCACGGCTCCGCGTCCACGTCAAGGTACTTCATCAGATGTGCGTACGGTGCCCACCACGATTCCGGAGCCTCAGTGTACGTCCACGTGTCAGGCGTGCCGTAGCGCACGATGCTGGAGTCGCCGTGAATGGCCCACGAGTACATGCGGTCGATGTCGCTCAGCGATTTGTGCGGCCAGCGCAGGCGCTCAGTTACTTTGTAAAGAGCGCACTTTGCTCTGATTCGGCGCCCAGTGCAGGCCCACAGGTGCATGATGCCGCCCTGCCCTTGCTCAATCGGTCGGTACGGTTGCCACGCTGCGCCGCGAGGTGCGCGCGCGTGGAAGTTGTCGCCGCCCCAGTGCGCAGCCGGGTTGTCTCGGAACGCTACATCGGTCCAGCGGTTTCCCCAGATGCCGTTGGAGTGGTAGCGCGTGACGGAGCCGCGCATATAGTACAGCGGGAGTTGCAGCATGGCGCCTTCCTTGATTGCGTACTCCAGCGGCACACCGCAAATCGGCCCCGGTATCAGGTTTCCACTGAGTACTTCGTCTGCGTCTGTGATGGCGATGTGCGTTGCGCCGGCCGCCCGCGCGTGCTCCAGCATCTGCTGACGGTGCTGCATTTCCGTCCACTCGCCCGTTGCGCGCGTCACGATGATGCGACCTTTGTCGTTCTCACGGATCACCTGCTCAACGATGCCCTGTGAGCCGTCCACGCATTCATGAAGCAGCACGACAACGCTATCGCACCACAACAGCGCGACACGCAGCGATAAGCCGAGCACCCAATCTTCGTTTCGCACCGGCATCAGACCTACAAGTTTCATCAATCCTCCAAGGTGTCGCCCATCGCAAACCGCAACGCCTGCACTCCGCGAAGTCGCCGCCAGCGAACATAAAGCCGTACCGCGCGTGCATCAGGCGGCAATACCAACGCCTCATCGATACCGCCTGTACACGACTTCCACCACAATGGCAAGCGCCACCAGTAACCCCGCTAGCAGCAGCGCCACGCCGACAATGCCGTACGCTGTTTCCATTACGCCTCCAGCGGACTATTGAGTGCCGCAAACTCACCCACGGCATGTGCGTGCCGTTTGTATTTCGACAACGCCTCGTAATCGCCGTCATCCACAACAGCAACCATGCCGTCAGTAAGTTGAATTTCTTTGCTCATCTAAGCTCCAAAATGGTGTCCCAATGGCCGATGTTTCCTCGGCCGTTTATGTCCGACAGTTCGTGTCGAACTACAGCATACCCGAACGTTGCGAGACGCGCAAACAAACCTTCGTAGTAGGAGTCCGGGTACTTGGAGCGGCAATTGTAGTCGTGAAACTCAACGCTGATCTGATGCGCGATTGGGCCCGGCCAGTTGTTGAGGATGCTGAACTCGGATCCCTCGCAATCGAGTTTGATGAGGTCCCACTTGCGCCCGAGCTTCTGCTGGCCTGGATGCTGCGTCTCGTCAAACACGGCAGGTAATAGCGCTGAAATGGTGATAATGCTTGCGCAGTCCACTTCGCCGATCGTCCAATCGGGGTGGCTCTGCATCTCTGTGAGGAAGTTCCCCTCGCCAGTTGAGCCTGAGGCGTAGCGCTGGCGCCGCGGCTGGCCGGGAGCTACAAGCGCAAGTCGTAGGTAGGCACACAGCGCTTCGTCAGGCTTCTCGATGATGGGGTCGGGGTCCATCGCCCAGATGTACGCCTCGGGTCGTAGCTGGCGGATGCCTTTGGTGAAGTCGAAGCCGCGGCAGCCGACGTCCAGCACGAATGGTTTCTCGGGCAGGCGGTCGAGGTCAAAGCTGTGTCCTGCTATCGTATGTAAATTCATGATCCTGTGCTTATTGTCTTGTAGAGTTTGGGGACAACTCCGAGGATGCGCCGCTGAAGCACGTCGGTCCCATGCCATGCGGTTTCGTCTGTCGGTGTGATGTAACGCCACCACAACAACTCAACTGTGAGTGTGCCGTCCCAGCGGTCCCAGCCAAAGAGCGGCCGGTACCCATACCACAAATCGCGACGTTGCAGTTCCCATATTCGCTGGCGTCCTAATCGAGAGGGGTAAGACAACGGCGGATTGAGAAACCGGAACAATCGTTGAATCATTCCTTGCTCATCTCCAATCCGCATATCAGCCCGTTCATGAACAGACTGAATAGCCCGCTCTCAAGGGTGATTGTGTTCGCCTGCTGCAAGTGAGCCATAGTCTGCACAAGGCTGCGTAATTGCGGATCCCGGCGCACCTCATCAACCATGTGTTCATAACGCGCGCCGATCGCCGGCAACACGACAATAGGTTTGTCCATCTCCGGGAAGACTTGCCGCATCACTTCGCCGAATTCTTTCATGCGAACTCCAGATTGATGTGAGACACGTTGCGAAACCGCGAGCCTTCCAGAGCTCGCGGCCCGCGTGCATCCTGTTGCTCGAACAGTTGCGGATACGCGTCGTGAATCACGTTGTACTTGTTGTAGTAATCGACGTCGGGCGGTTTGTCCCAACACCCAAATTGGCACGCTTCGCGGTAAAGCTGCACGTTGTACTTGGACGCGAGCGCTGCTAACACGCTTTGCTCAGTGCTGTGCCGGAAGAAATCGGGATACTCCTGAGTGTAAACGGAATGCACGTCCCCCGGTTGCCGCTTCGTCCAGTCGCCGAAACCCCACTGCTGGCAAAGCGGGTTGATCGAGTACGTGTACCACTCCATCAGGATTTGCTGTGCGAGAAACGATCCCTTGCGAAACGCGCAGAAGCGGGCGCATGCGGCCTTGGCATTGGCAATCTCAGGTTTGTCAAGGCCCATCGCCATCAGGCAATCGTGCCGCGTCATCATGCTGTTCGTGAAGCCCTGGCAGTCGAACAGCATCAGCCCATCACGTCGCGCGATGTCAAACACGATGGAGAGGTCCGCAATCGGCACGCAATCGGCGTCGACGTAAAATACCACATCGCCATTGCGGAGCCGTGAGAGCGCGTCTATGATGATGTACGGCTTCCACGCGCACCACCCAAAGCCGAACTTGCGCGGCGTTTCCCACAGCCAGGAGTTGACTGAGCGGTAGCCGTTTCCGTTCAGGTCCTGGTGGTCGACAAGCCACTTGTCGTCGTACACCTGAACATCATCAACGCCGTGTCCGTCGCGCAATATCTCGAAAAGTGCGCCTGTAGTCTCATCGTAGGCGCGGCCGCCGAAGGTGATGTAGATGTTTCTCATGGTGATTTTCGAAAGTAAATCGGCGCCGGGTGGCCAGGCTCGCCCGCATTCGGACTCAGCGTTTCCTCGATCGCTTTGCGGCAGCCGTCGAGGTTCCAATCGTCCACGATCACCCAGCCGCCTGGTGAGACCAGCGGGTAGAGGTACTCCATGCAGGTGCGGGTCGATTCATAGAGGTCTGCATCGAGCCGTAGCATGACAATCAATTTGATGACGTTTACCCGAGAGTGTGGCTCAGAGGAGCCGCGATCCGTAGCGATCGGCATTGTCTCATCAAACCAGCCCGCGTGGTACACCAATAGCTCATCAGGGATGCCCCACCGCTTCATGTTCGCCTGCACGTCCTTGAGTGGGCATGCGCTGTCACCAGCCTTCCATCCGCCGCCCCTCAGGTCGATATCGTGCTCTGAGAATGGCGGGAAGCCAGCGAAGCTGTCGAACAGATGCACGCGGCGAGCGCCTCCATACTGAGGGTGGCGTGGCTGATCAATGATCGCCCGTGCCATCGCTGCGCTTTGCGCTCCAGCGTATACCCCGCACTCGACAAAGTCACCCGGCACACCCAACTCAATCGCCATGCGCGCTATGTGGTACGTGGCTTCTATTGTGGTGATGTGCCCGAGCACGTGCTCGTGCAGGTCTTCGAGACGCTTCACGGGTGCATCTCCTCCCAAGTCTTCTTGCGAAACACGGCATTTTCCTGCGAACTGTAGACCACTGCGTAATCCGCCATCGTGTACCGGATCAACAGGTCCTTGCTCACAAACCCCGGCGAGTCAGAGCCGGTCACGAGGTCGTACTCGACACACACACACGGGATCTCTCGCGTAAGTTGAATCAATCGCAGCGCAAGCTCAACTGAAATGCCCTCAGCGTCGATACTGACGAAGCCAAAACCAGCGCCGAATTGCTGAAACAGTTGATCGAGCGTGATGCACGGCACGTAGAAGTTGGAAGTGGTTGTTTTTAGTGTGCTCGTCTGCCCGTCCAAAGCGAAAGGACGCAAGCCCGCTTCTGTACCCACTGCGGCCTGGATCAGCGTTATTCGCGGGTCGCGGTTGTAGTATTCCACCAGTGAGCACATGCCGGCCGTCAGAGAGTTGTCACCGCCGCTCTGCATCATGGGCTGAGGCTCGATCATCACGCCTGACCAGCCGGCCTCGTAGAGCGCGCGCGTGTTGGAGTTGTGCAGCGGATGGAAACTGCCAATGTCCAAGAACCTCTTCGGTTCGACATCCTTACAGGCTTCTAAAATGTACTTTTCCTCTTCACTCTGAGAGTACATTAGCAGGCCACCTTTCGCGTAACAGCGTCTCGCGGCGTCCAACCCAAGCGATCAATGCGAGCGCGAATCAAGGACTCATGAATACCTGTCTCCCGCTGCCATTGCATAGCAGTCATTCGCCGACCGTCTACCTCGATAATGCGGTTCAAGCGCCGATTGTTCGCTTGATCTCGACGCGTTGCCCAGATGCAGTTGTCGGGAGAATAAGGCCCATCGTTGTCTTTTCGTTCAAGCGTGTGAGATGATGTGGGACGAGGACCCATGTCTGCGGCGAACGCTGAGAATGAAGCGCTCCACCGATCACACATCACGATGCCCCGACCACCGTACTTGTAATACGCCGCGTCAGACGGGGTTTCGCAACGCCCCTTAGCTTTGCTCCAGATGCCATACAGAGCTGTGTGTCTCATTCCGTGACGTTCATAGCGGTGTAGTTTCAAGGGTTGAGCTCCTTTAGCGTTGCTTTGGATTTCTCCCAGCGCGCCCTGGCTTCGGCGAGCTTTGGCTCCGGGTCTGCAATCTCGGCATGGAAGCAATCGAATGCCAGGCCTTGCTCGATGATTGCCGTGTGCTTCTTGCGTAGATACGCCGCGTTGCGAATCACGGTCGGCTGGATGTCTGGATGCCCCGGCCGCCGACTACCACCCCATCGCACATCAGACTGGAACGGTATCGAAAACACGCCCTGCACGTACCCGGCCTGGTGCGCACGAATCGAATAATCAAGATCGTCGTAGCCGTACGGCGCCAGCGCCTCATCAAACATCCCCAACTCGCGCACCAGCTTGCACGGCAGGCACACAGGAGACTTGATGACACACGCTCGCTCTGCAAATCGGTACGGCACCAGCGTATCACCCGCTGCACCGGCGCCGTAGAGCGATTCAATTTCGTCACACAGGATCAGGTACGGATTGCTCGGGTCGTCGGGCCCCAGGTTGTGCGCCAGGCGAAAGCTCACGTAGCCCAGCCGCGGGATGGTGGCGTAGAGCTTTTCGACCAGCTCTTCAAGGCGTGGCTCCTCAAGGATTACGTCGTCTTGCAGGATGATGTTGTAGCCGTCGCCGTCTTGCGGTGCTGCGCGCAGGCCGGCGTTGATCGACAGCAACTCGTGGACGTCGGGAGTCTCAACGATTTGCACCCAGGGGTACGCAGACACCAGTTCCTCAGTGCGGTCAGTGCATCCGTCCAACACGACCACACATGTCGCGCCTGTGCCGACTGCACCGCCGTTGATGCACCGCTGCACGCCCACGAGCACGCGGTCTATGAGCGCTTCGGAGTTGTGACAAGTGACGATATAGTTGAAGTGGCTCATAAGTTGTGCCAGAACTGAGCATTGCACCACGAGTAAGTGTGGCCATCCGCAATGCAGCTTTGCATGTAGTACCCACGCCACCAAATGAGCCCGGCAACTGCGAGCGCCACGAACACGATCCAGAAGAATATCTCCTTAGCTTCGTCGCTCATAGCGGCTCCGATCCAGGGAAACCAGCAGCTTTGCGTTCGCGAAACAATGTCTGATACTTTCGCCAGTGCTCCGGGCTGTTCGCCTCTTTGAGAAAGTCCGGCATTGGCTTTGGCACAGCGTTGCTGTTGAGCGCGTCTGACTCGCGCTGATAATGGCGGTGCAGGTGGATCAGATCTGGACGCTGCCAGAGCACGCCGTACTTCAGCGCCACGTTTTGCAACTCTTCATCGCCGAAACAATGCGTGTAATCCGGCCACAGTGGGCCCCGGCCTTGGTTGATGCGCTCACACCAGGAGCGGCCGAGCCACGGTGACCCGCAGATGCGGTCGATGGAGCCGCCAGCAAACCGGTCGCCGGTGGGCTGCATCACGCCGAAGGTGGTCAACGCAGAGTCGACTAGAATATGCGGAGCCTGAATGAGCACGCGCGAATCACCACCGTCTGCCTCTTTAGAATTAGCCCACGCTTCGGTCAGGAAATGCTCTGAGCACTGCCGTGCGATTTCTTCTGCTGAGTGGTTCGCGTCTGGTTCTACGTCGTCACCTCCGGTCACGATCCAATCGCACTGAGGATCATCTCGCAAGATCCGCAACGCCAGTGTATTCACGGCAACCGAGTATCCGGGGTATGTGTCCCAATAGGCGGTCATGTGGTTGTTCATCACCCAGTCCAACTCACTGTTGGCATCGTCAACCGAGTCGCGCCACAACGCGATTTTATAACCTGCGGCCCTCCACAGCTTGAGACACTTCTCCGCTTCCTCCGGTGGGCGCTTCGAGGGAATGCAGTAGTAGACAGACATTAGGCAGCCCTCCGTTTCTTGGGTTGAATGGTCAGCGCATCGCGCAAACTCCAACCGAGAGTGTTCACCCGCGCGATCAGGGTCTTACGTCCTATGCCTGTATGTGTGGCCCACTGCGCCACGTTCATACGCTTGCCATCATGCACCAGGATTAGATTTGAGCGGCGATTATTAGACTGTTCGCGCATGGTGGCCCACACGCAATTGTCGGGTGAGTACGGGCCGTCGTTGTCTTTGCGCTCAATCGTCATTCCCGGAGGTCGCGGCCCCATGTCATCTGCGAAGAACTGAGCGGTACGCACCCAACGCTCACAGACAGTAATACCGCGTGCGCCATAGCTGGAATAGCTTGGATCTTTGGTATTAAAGCACCTAGACAACATGTGCAACCGCAAGCGATTGAGAGCATACCTCTCTGGGTTTTCCGTTCGCCACTTGATCGCGCGAGCAACTTCCTCAGCAGAGTGAGCCTTTCTATATGCTCGGTGCCCTACGCACTGACACGCAATGCACACGCTGTGCCTGCCATGCAACCCGAGCGGATTCCGGTAGAAGAACTCCAACTCTTTCACTTCGCCGCATTTGGAACAACGTTTGTTAGTCATGCTGATTCGAGTATTTGCCGTACGCGAGAATCCCAAGATTCAACCCGTCTCCAGTACGGTGTGCCGTCTGGGTTCAAGCTGTTCGACTCTGCGTTGATCTTCAGCGATGTGTTGGCGCCGTGGAGTTCGGCAATCATGCGCCCTACTCCAGGTCCGATGTCGCCATCATCGCGGCATCCAAAAGCAGGCACCCCGAGCACATCCGACACCCGCAGAAACGTCTTGCTCTCGCGGTGCATGCACTCGTCGTGTGGCGTTTTCTCCCATGCGCTTCGCCAGTAGCACAGCGAGGTTTCCATCGCGTACTTTGGGTTGGTGTTGGTGTAGAGCCATGCTTCGCCGGGACGCGTATTGATTGAGGGCGTGCCTGGTGCGTGCGTTTCTCCCATCGTGACAGCGCCGAGTATTTCGCCCTGCGAGCGTTTCCACACGAGCATTTCGCGAAAACCCACGCAGTCCTTTCCGCTCTCCACCAGCAGCTTCACTTGATCTGAGATGCGAGTCGGCGCCGACCAGTCGTCTGAATCGAAGTGGCAGATGATGTCAACAGGGCGCTCGCTCTGTAACAGCAATCGTAAGGCGTCGTTGCGGAGCTTGCCGATGGCGGCCGGTCGGTCGTGCACCACGACTACGGCACCGCCTATGTCACGATCACGGAAGTCGCGCCCCAACCGGTAGGGTACTTTTCCGGTGTCGTAGATCAGCAGATCAGCAGCAACGTAGTCCTGTGCAAGAAACGAGCGTACAGCCCTATCCGTGAGAGCTTGTCGGTCGGCTGTGAGGCACAACGCGCAGACGGTTGGTTGTGTCATTTCGTCGCCCTGATGTGGTCGCGCATAGCAATGGCTTCCTGCACCCACTCCAGCGTAATCTTGCTCACCTGGCTGTTCTCTGGCGTGTCTCCTGGCCGGATCGCCATAAACCAGCGTTCCCGCGGCGATGATGAGTCCACATGGAACACGCAGGCGTTGTCTCTCATCTCATCGCCATCGTTCACGTCTTCGTTGCGGTGCTTTGCAATGGTGCCCGCCAAACACGCACATTCGCCGCTATAGCTTGATCCGTCGATCTTGCCTGCAATGATTTGGGCGGCCAAATTCTCAAGTTCTCCAGGTAGGGCGAGCACTTCCGCGATTAGATCAGACCTAATGCCGCCGAGGTTCGCACCGCCGAGGTTCGCATCGCGGAGGTTCGCATCGCGGAGGTTCGCACCGCGGAGGTTCGCATCGCCGAGGTTCGCATCGCCGAGGTTCGCACCGCGGAGGTTCGCACCG